TTCTAAGGTAGTGGTTACAAATTCGTTAGCACCATCTAATAGGTCTCCTGAATCTTGATGAGTTACTATAGTGTCTGTGACTTCTGAGCCTGATGTCTCACTAGTTGTACCTGGAGTACAAAGGCCTATTGTTTCAGCTGTGCACTCAGCTTTTAAACTAGAGTAAAAGCAAGAAAGTAATACCACCAAGAATATATTTTTTAATATCATTATGCCTGTCCTCTTTAACTTCTTTTTCAGCTTTTAATTTTTCAGCTTTTAACTGTTCTTCTTTAGCTATAGCCGCAAATACTTGACTACCTTTTGGTACCATGTGAGGATTGTCTAACCAACCCTGTTTAGCGTCCTCTCCAATAGCACCCATATACGGGCAATAAGTTGATGCCATATACATTGCATCAAATATTCTAGAGTCAGCACACAATGTTGAAACAGCAGCTACCTTCATTCCCATACCAAACAAACTACGAGATAGCTTAATCATTTCACAATTAGTATCTTTAATTGTTATACCAGAACTAATACCTAAGACTTGAGTTTGCACACTTCCTGAATATCCACTCGTACATACATCACTATTATTAACCACGACACTTGGACTATTGGCTGTAGGTGGTGTGCTGTTTGTTACGACAGTACTCGACACAGTATTGGTTTCGGCTGCGTCTAAATCTTTTACTGTAAACGTGCAAGATGCTAAAAGTAATAATAATATAATTATATAATTATTTTTTACCACTTTGCTTTATCTGCCCAGTATGCTGCAGACATTTTTCCTTTAGCTATATTTTTTCCATGCCTTGCTTTGAAGGAGGCACGTTTGGCTTTCATGCGCGCAGACTCACCAGCTTTAGGTTTGCCAGCAGTACTAGCTCCTTGTTCCCCAAATCTAATTGTCTTAACTTTAGTTCCTTCTTTAGCTACAACAACATGAGATTTTTTAGGATGGCTAGGTGTTCGCTTAGGTTTATTATATCCGCTAACTCCAATTCTTTTTAAGACTGGATCTCCCACTACATTCCTTCTTTTTTAATTGTAATTTTTGCTTGCTGTATTCCTGACTTAGCTAAGTCCATTGCATCTTTAGTTTCTTTGCGCTGTCTTTCTAAATCGGTATTCTCATCATCAATCATAAGTTTAGCTTCTTCTAATCCCATTTCATCTGAATGTATTTTAGAGTCAAGAGCTAACTTAGCTTTACGTAAATCTAAATCTTCTTGTTGAATTTCTAGTTGTTGTTCAGCTACACTTTTCTTTTCGCCTGACATAATCTTTGCTTTCTCTTCGTCTAATTTCATAATAGAGTCAGAAGCATTTGCAGCAAGTAAAGCAATTTGATTTTCCATTTCAGGTGGTAAAGGTTGTCCTGACATAACTGCTTGTTGTAATTGAGGATCTTGAATCATTTGAACAATTGAACTTCTATATTTCATAGCTAAGTGTTCTTGAATATGTGAAGCTAATGTTTGTACCATAGGCATGTTTTCTTTATATGCTGGGTTATTTATTAAAGAAGCATGAGCCACAATATGCGCATCATGATTTTGTTCTGGTTTAGGTTGAAGAGGTGCCCCCTTCATAGCAGCCATATTTTCTGTCACAGGGTCTGCTGATATAGGTTGTTGTTTAGCTTTTAAATATCTTTGTGGTTCTTCAATCCCCATTGCAGAAAACAATTCCATTCCTATCGCTTCCATGTTGTAAGCATTAGGATTTTGCTGAGCTATTTGCATTACTGCATTTACCTTTGCAATCCTGTGTGCTTCAGTGGGCATGTTAGGATCTGAAACAGGAATGACATCAATTGATTTTAAATTAAAATCTTCCCTAAAAACTTGTTGTGCACCACCTGCGACCTCGTAAGGATACATATCAGGAAGATACTCATGATCTAGTCTCGCGAGTATTCGCAGGTCTTTGGATTGAGCGTTATGCAGACGCTTGTGCACTGCTGAAAATAGCTTTGAGGATTGCTCCAGTAAAGCCATGGTTGTACCAACTGGTCCATAGTTAGAAGCATTTTCTACTATGTTATCAGCTGAGTCAGCAAACTCTTTTGCAGCATTTACTACATACTGCATTAAATTGTATAAGGTACCTGAGGGTTCTTTAAAAGGTAAAGGCTGCAATGACTTGCTTAAGTCACCTGCTGGACTATTTACTTCTCTCCATTCACCAGGAGCAATAGGCTCATCTGGGGCAAGCACGCGAAGTCCATGTGCTTTGAACCCGCCAGGTAAATTTGCAAACGTACCAGCATCTATCAGTTGTCTCATAGATGAAGTCGCTGTCTTTGTTAAACCTCCAATTAAATGGATGTACCCGTAACCATAAAAACCTAATCCAGGTATCATGTAATAATGAGTGAAATACATTTTCTTTTCTTTTTTAACATCGTCCTCATTCCAGTTTTTACGAATAGCTAATACTACTCCTTCATCTGTCATGTGGACAATGTAGGGTAATTTCAACCCGTCAGGATCTTCAAAACCAGGGATGTCTAAGTTCACGTGCATCTCTAAGATTTCTACACGTTCTGTTTCTCCAAAGGGTTTTGTTAATCCTAAAACTTCATTTGATGCATCTTCTGCATTGCTTTCTGATACTGCACTTTCTTGAACATCTATGTCTCTAAAAGTTTCAGATATTTGAAATTTTTTAATTTCGTTCATAGACATAGAATATTTATGTGTAAATCTTTCTGCAGTTTCTAAGTCAGAAGCATAATAGTCTATGTAAAAATCTTGTGCTTTAATATATTCTGTTCTTGGTCTTTGTAAAGAAACATCCCAATAAGTTTTTTTAAAAGCTGAACCGTACAAAGATACATAAAATAATAATCTATCTAACTCAGGTCCGTACTCAGGCATTTGAATTTGTGTTTGGTAATTCATAAAATGTCTTACACGATTTGCTTGCTCCATTTTTTGTGGAGTTTGTGATCCAACGATGCGCGTACGTATCGGTCCTTCTGTTGGAAATAATTCTTTGTAAGCTTTAGCTTGAAATTTTACTACTGCTTGTGCAAGTACAGGGTGAGAAGCAGATGCTGCTCCTGGAAAAGGTTCATCACTATTTTCAGATTTAAATCCTAAAAGATCTACACCTTCTTCTGCTATAGTATCGTACTCTTCTCTTGAGTTTTGATCACGTTCAAACGAATCTAATAATTCACTACCTATTGCACGTAAATCTGAATCATCAAGAATTTCAGCTAAGTTTGCTGAATGATCTTGAACATCCATTGGTAAATCTTCGTCATCAAATAAACCCATTGCCTTAGCTTCTTCCATGAGAGGTTTATCTTCTAATGTAACTTCGGCTGTACCATCTTCTTGAACTATAATTTCTTCTTCCGCTGGAGTTAAATCACGTACTGATTCTATCTCTTCTCCTGTGGGGTTATTTAAAATTTCTTCTATTGCCATGTATCCAATCCTTTAATAAAAACGTCTGCGTTTTTTATTATATACACTTTCATCGCCCAAGTCAAGCCATGAATTGTCACTGTGTTCTAAGTATCCCCCATTACGTACGTATAGTACTGCTTGTGTTACAGAATCTACTATGTCATCATGTGGACCTGAAGGAAATTGTCTACATTCTTCTATAGTTTCTGTTGCCCATACCTTTTTTAGAGGGGCATATATTCTTGCATTGTGAAATAAAGAACTAACTGCATATGCTCTAGAAACTTTATCTCTATCTGGTTGATATTCTTGAATAGGTAAGCCAGCTAATCGTAGATCTTGTATTAATGACTGTCCTGAAGCTTTCTTTTCAATCACTATAGAGTCAGGGCTATGTTTAACATATTTTTCTACCGCTTTTTCTCTTAGTGTGGGGAAATCCCAGCGGCCTTTCTCCATTCCCAGTAAAACCATGTTGGCTATACTAAGTTCATCTTTTTTAAATATTCCCCATGTAGTGACTACGGAAAAATCTGCAGTAGTTTTAGTAGAAAACGCAGTATCCCAGGACTGAATAATAAAATCACAGTCAGGTGGATCTTCGCTTGACCAATCTTGCCAGTACTCTACTGGAATTATGCCACCAGACTCTGATGATGGGGCCTGTAAGTACAAAGCATCAAACTTAAACGGGGGTGTATTGTTTTTTGTACGTACAATGTCTGCAGTTGTCCAACAAAAACCTCCTACTCTGTCAGGTGCAGGCCAAAACGAGTTTCCAACCTTAGCTTTTGGGTAATCTTTTTCTAAATAACCTTGTTCAACTAAAGTTTTACGTGCTTTTTCTAATTCTTTGGCAGACTCTGTAGTATTTAACGCAGGTATTCGCACAACATTCCATTTATCTGCTAATGGAGAAGCATCTTGTTGATTTAATAAGTAACCAGCTAGATCATTTTCGTGCCATCTTGTCATAACAAGCACAACTTTTCCACCTGGCATAAGTCTTGTACGCAATCCAGAGGAATACCAGTTGTTTAACTGTTCTCTTCGTGTCTTAGAATAAGCATCTTGCTCTGATATAGGATCATCAATGACCGCAAGGTGGGCACCAAAACCTGCAATACCAGATCCAGAACCAGCAGCTAAGAAACTTCCTGCTACTTTTCCTTCTGTCTCTAGCGCCCAAGAGTTTGCCGCTCTATTATCTTTACGAATTTTTACTTTAGGGAATATAGTCATGAACGCAGTAGTATTAATAATATCTCTTATAGTTCTACCGAACTTAGTAGCTAAGTCATCTGAGTGAGATACTGCTATCTCTTGCCAATAAGGATTACGACCTAAAGCCCACGCAGGGAAGTAAGTAGATGTGATTAAAGACTTAGATGAACGGGGAGAAACAAAGACCATGAGTCTATCTGTTTCGCCTCTCTCAAGTCCCATCAGTTCGTCACATAGTAAACGATGATGCGGCCCAACATTGAAGGATGGATTCATAAGCATAACGAATGCCAGTAAATCTTCCCGCGCTTGTTTAACCGCAAGCCTTGTGGCTGCGTCTCTATCTGCTAATTTATTCTGACTTGATGTAACCAAGGCCACCCCACAAAATTAATTGCGAATATATATCAATGGGTTCTTTGCCTGTGTACGGTTCTAGGTTTGGTGTTAAAATCATTTTGTTTCTCCTGATACAATTTTAAGTTTGGGCGTTGCGATTCTTTTAAGACGTTCAACATCTCTTTCAATATCTTCCTCTGAGTTACCAGATGCGAAGGCATTCATGATAGTTGTTTCGTTAACTGTCTTCTCTGTCCACAGTGCTTTATGTTTACCCAATAGTTCTAGGCTTCGAATGGCGGCATTGAAGTCACCCTCTTGTTCTGTTCGATCCGCTATTCTCACTAAGCGTCTCAAGATATCATCCGAGTCAATTGCTGTTCTCTTAAATGATTCTTCTTTTAGTTCTTCAATACGTTTGCGGATTGCCTCGTGCTTAAGAAATTTGTACGCATTTCGTTCGGCAGAGAGCTTACCGTATCCAGCACGCTTTGCAGCGGCTATCGCGTTAAGATCTTTAATGAACTCCGTGCAGAAGATTTCCTGGCGGTCTGTCAACCCCTTATCATTCTTTGCCATAAAAAAATTATAACATACCACCCTTCCCTTAACAAGTGCTTGTATGGTAGCATTATGTTAACTCGTTTCACGCGAGTCTCCTGTAATAGAGGGGGCTTTAAAACATCGCCCTCACTCGATGTGCCCCCTCGACTAAACAGGCAAGGAGATCCCATGTATAAACTTCACCGCATTATTACAGAAGAAAAATTAAAAAGGAATACCGAGCGCCTACTTAAAGTCTTATTCAATGCCATGAGTCATAAACAAATTATGCGGATGCTTATTGATTACTTTGTAGCAAGGAGGGGCACGCGAAATTCTAGCAGGCCTGATCTGGAACTACGCACCCTGATACGTAAAAGAAAAAAAGTCTAAAATTTTGCTAAAATTTTTGGACCCGCCATATGTATGTGTGGGCGACATAGATTTTTGGGGGTAGGGGTTGCAAATAGGTTGAGTGGAAATAACACTCCCTGTTTGTGCTAAGGTTTTTTTTATTTTTCTACCCTGTAAAAGATTAAGTTTATCGCCAGTTTACCTGCG